AAATCGCTCTAAAGAAATTGCATCTCGTTCTATGGCTCGTTCCAATGATGCTCCATCTAGTGTTCAAGAGAGAGTTAATTGGGATAAAGTAGATGAATTTATGGACACATTAAAAAAGACCCTAAGATACAAAAGTACCTTGAAAAGAGAGAAAGAGAAATGGAAGAGAGAATAAAAGCCTCAATTCCAAAAGAAGAGAAACAAACTGAAGAAGATAGTTTTAAAGAAACTATAGATGCCTTCACTAGTATTATAGGTAATGATACTCCTGAAAAAGTCTCAGCTCTTAATGCTTTGAGAAAATCATTAAATAGTTTAGATGAAAGAGCATCTGAGAAAGCTATGGCAAAGTTAGATGAAATTCGCAGTCGTGAGTACCAAGAAGATAAAGAAGCAGAAGATGAATTAAATAACGCTTTTGAAGCTATCGAGGATAATTACGATGTTGATATTACATCAAATACAGCCCAAGCAACTAAAACTCGTCAAGAATTTGTTTCTTTTGTAGAAAAGATAGCACCTAAAGACAGAGACGGTAATATAATCGATTATCCTGACATGAATTCCGCTTGGGAGACATTCAGTGAAGTAAGAAAAGTACAACCAAATCGCTCTAAAGAAATTGCATCTCGTTCTATGGCTCGTTCCAATGATGCTCCATCTAGTGTTCAAGAGAGAGTTAATTGGGATAAAGTAGATGAATTTATGGACACATTAAAAAAATAGCATTATTAGTTAATTATTATAAATATGGATTCAAACACAACAATCAACATCCAGACAACCACAAATAAATACTTGGCACCAGCTTGGGTAGACCAAATATTACATGACAACTTTTTCTTTGGTGAAATTCTAGGAAATACAAAGAAATGGGATGGTTCTCGTATGGATTTTCCTATTAAGTATCAAAAAGGAGTTGGCTCAGTAGCCTTTTCAGGTTTTGACCAATTACCAACAACACAGCAACCAGTTTCAGTAAACATGACTTTCTATCCTACATTCGTAGCAACTAACGTTGCTCTTGCAGGTTCTGATTTGTCAGTAAATGATACACCATTGCAAACAATCAAACTTGCTAAAGTTATGATGGAATCAAGAGCACAAGATGCTGCTGATGATATCGGTGACTTCTTCCAGGCTTCTGGTACAGCATTCGGTGGAAAGGCTCCTATGGGTCTTGCTGGTATCGTAGATGATGGTTCAGTTCTTTCAACATATGGAGGTCTTGCTCGTGCAACCTACGCTGGCTTAAACGCTACAGTAACTGCATCAAGTGGTACAATTTCATTGTTAAAGATTCGTCAATTAGCAAACGCTATCACAGATGGTAAGGTTCGTCCTGACATCGCTATGACTGATTACACAACTTGGTCATACTGTGAACAGCTATTTCAGACATTCCAAAGGAATACTTACACAGACAATACAAACATGGATGCAGGTGCTGGATATAAAGCAAATGGTCTAGTTTGGGATGGTCTTGTAATCTTCCGTGATAAGAAAGTTCTAACTGGAACATTTTATCTATTAAACACAAATTTCTTGAAGTTCTATGGTTTGAAGTGGTGGGAAGGTTCAAGTGTTTCTCTTAAGAGCGAAAACATTAAAGGAAACATTTATGAATACAATCCTGCAAACGCTACAAAAGCATTTACTTGGACAAACTGGGTACACGCTTACAACCAAGGAGCAGTCAATGGTTTCATGATAATGGGTGGTCAACTTATCTGTACAAATCCTTCACGTCTTGGAAAACTCACAGGAGTAACAGGAATTTAATGTCGAATATTATTAGCTTAATCAATAAAACAATATGGCTAAACAATTTGACATATGTATAGAGGGAACAAGTCCAGTAGTTCAGCAAAATGGACTAAATACTGAGAAAAATACTTACCTTGGAGGAACTCTAGAAGTAGTTGGTGCTCAGACATTTACAGGAGCAACAACTCACACAGGAGCAGTCTCTTTTACGGGAGCAACAAATGGTATTATTAGTCCAACAGTAGTAGGAACAGATGCAACTTATACACTTACAGCAGCAATGTCTGGAGGAACTTGGTTTGCAACTAAAGGTTCAGCTACTCAAACTTATACCTTACCAGCAGTAGCAGCAGGTCTTAAATACACATTTATTTGTGGACATGCTAGCGGAGAAATCCTAATTGACCAAGCAGCGAGTGAAGTTATAACAATAACAACATTCGCAGCAGTTGGAGCTGATGCAGACACAGCAATAATAGCAACAGCAGGAGGGACTGGTATTAAAAACACAGCAGGAACAAATGCAATTGGAGACGCAATAACATTAATATCAGATGGAACAGGCTGGTATAGTGTTGGAATAACTAGTGGTATTTGGGCATCACAATAACATTATTAATTAATTAAATAAAAATATGAGTATATTAACAGGTTTTAAAAGTGCTCCATTTGAAGTAATGAAAACAATCCAAGGCGATAAAAGTCTTGCTTCATTAGTTGGTTCAAAATGGACATCATCAGACGGACGTGACTTCGTTCTTGTTCAGAATGGAGGAACAGCCCTTCTTTCAGGTAAAGTAGTTCAGGGTCCAGCTCCACAAGCTAATGCTGTAGGTCTATCACCTGCAACAACTAGTACAACTGGTTATTCAACATCACTTGGTCCTATTGCAGGAGTAATTGGTGGAAAGACTATCCAAATAGCAACAGGAGCAACAGCAGTTCTAGTAAATAGATTTGCTGGTGGTTACCTCAATGTTGTTGAAGGAACTGGTCTTGGTCAAACATTAAAGATTGCAAGTAATAGTGCAGCATCAACTACTTCAGCATTTAATGTTACTTTAGAAGATGCATTTGCAGTCGCAACATCAACTGATTCACGATTTACTTTCACAATCAATCCTTATGGTTCATTATATGGAACAGACTATACTACTGACGGAGTAGTTATTTGTCCTACAACCCTAACAGGAATGGTTCTTGGAGTATCAAATTATCCAATCCCAGCTTCTACAGCTACAGTTCCTTCTTATGGATTTATCCAGACAAAAGGTCCTTGTGCAGTATTTGCAGGAGCAACAGTTGCTCTAGGATTAGATGTAGGTGTTCCAGATGACACAGCAGGTCAAGTTCTTACTTATGCAGTAGCAAGTGGTTCAAGAATTGGTACAACTATGGTAGCTTCAGCAGACGCTAAAGCAAACATGGTCAACCTAGCTTTGTAATCAATTGTTCTGACTTCACTCACAGTTTATAGTATAATAAAAATATGCCAAAAAAAGAATATTTAAAAAACTATCGATTAGCTAATCCTCAAAAAATTAAGGAGCATGCTAAAAAATACCGTACAAGCGAAAATGGGAAATCAACTAGAAAAAAATACCATTTAGTTTATATGAGAAATTATAGAAAAAATCATCCAGAAAAAATTAAACACTGCAGAGGTTTATCTCAGCGTAAATTGTGGATGAAAAAAATTAGTAAAAGAGATGGATTTTTGTGTAAAAAATGTAAAACAGATAAAAATTTAACTCTCCAGCATATAATTCCTCGATGTATAGGTGGTAAATATAGTTATAATAATTTAGAAATTCTTTGTTTGCAGTGCAACATAAAAGACTACCATCAATTAGTAAAAAAGGCACTAAGAAATTATTATATTAAAACTGTGTGATGAGGTCGGAAACATTATCAGATTTAATTTCAATAAATATATGGAAGAAGAAGTAAAAGTAGAAGAGGCCCCAGTAGAAGTAGTAGAAGAAGTGGTTGAAGAAGTTGCAGCAGAATAAGTCGCATTTATAATAATATAGGTCCTACTGTACCTGAAATCAGTCAAATATATTATGGAAAACAATTATGGCATTGGATTATATCAAGATGGAACATTCTATTTTACTAATCCAGGACTAGACGGTGAAGATTTTACAGCTCTTTGGAATAATAAAGAATACACTTTTAAATCAAAGACTACGGTGCCTTTAATCATTCCAGGAGAAACACCTGAGAATGTTCAAATAATCCGTAAGAGATTTGCTAAGGCATATGCTCAGAAGATTTTTCACAAGTCTAAGAAGTACAAAGATTTAGTAAAAGCAGGTGGATATATTCCAGCTACTTACGACGAAGATGTAGAGTTTAAAACAGCAATTCAAGCTTGTCTAACTCCACTTCCAAAATCACAAGCAACTATCAAAGATTTACCTAAAGATACAGAAGAACACTACAAAGGTTCAAAAGCTGTAGGGAATAGCACAAATCTTAATGAAGCATTCAAAGACTACGAAATTCCTACATTAGGAGTTCAGAATATATAATTATGCCAATACTACCCAAAAAAATTGATTTAGATGCGGCTAGAGCAAAGGAAATGAAATCACAAATTGATGATGGTCTTGCTCTAGCGCAAAGGGTAGATTTATTAAGAAAAACTGTTCAAGATGAAGAAAAAAGACTCAAAGACTTTAGAGAAAATTCAGTAAGTACAATTTTAACTGAAATAGAAGAACTTAAAATCAAAAAAGCTGACATAGTTGGAGAAATTGAGACCTTAGAAAGAATACAGAACTCTCTACTTCTCCCAGATGTAGCTAAAGTGAAAGAAACTATCAACAAATTAGTAGACATAGGAGTTGATAAGAAAAATCTCTATCTTTCTGGAGAAACTATAAAACAAAGAGAAGAAGAAGTACTTAAAAAAGAAGTTAAAATTAAGCAAATTGAAGAAACTATCAAAGCAAAAGAATTAGAGATTGATGAACTTAGAGAAAAAACACTAAGAGCCAAAAAGTTAGCAGAAAAAGAACAGCAAGATATACACAATGATGGCTTAATGCAATTGGATGTTTACGAAAAAGAATTAAACAAAGTTAAAGAGTTAGAACAAACATATAAAAGCGCTTTAGCTATTATTGATATAAGAGAAAAAGAAGTAAATGAGAAAGTGTCGGACATTATTATTAGAGAACAACACATCGCATCGCAACAACTAGCATTAGAAATTGCAATGAGAGAAGTAAAAAAATTACAATGATAACATTACCAATAGATTCAAATAGTAGAACAGTTAATATAGCACCAACAGGAGTTCCTTTAGCAACGACATACGATGCAACCATAAGTAGTTCAACAGCAATTACTTTAAATACATCAACAACTTATATTGAAGTAACAGCAATTGATAAGGGTATCTTTATGAAGTGGGGAGCAGCAGCAGCATCAAACTCATTTGATGAGTTTATTCCAGCAAATACTTCAAAAGGATACATGGTTCCTCCTGGCAAACTAACAGTTCAGTTTATAGAACAAGCAGCAACAGCAATATTAGTAGTAATAGAAAAATAAATGTCAAAAATAGACGCTAATGCACAAACAATAGGGAAAGGATTAAGTCTTACTGATAGCATTACGCCTATTCCATTGACATTAGACCCTATTACTAATCGATTACTGATGGAAGGAGTAGGGGAAGTGATAGTCCCAACGGCTGTAGATAAAAGCAGAATAGACCAAAATGACCAGAATACAGTTTATGGAGTATCAAACACAGATGGTAAAACTTTAATACCAATAAGAACAGATAGCAATGGCTATTTGTTAATAACATTTTAATTATATGGCAGATGAAATACTAAAAAGAGACGAAAATCATGTACCAGTCCTAGGAGGGATAACTGACAATGCAGCACAAGAGATAAGAATGCTCAGAGTAGACCCTACTACTGGTAGATTAATGGTTTCTATTTCCGGTGTATCAGTTGCCGCAACAATAACAGTTGGAACCACTACTACATTAGCACCTGGAGCATCAGCAACAGTAACCAATGTAGGTGACCAATTTGCAGCAATATTTGACTTTGGAATTCCTGAAGGATTAAAGGGAGATACCGGAGATGCAGCTACAATCGCAGTTGGAACAGTAACCACAGTTGCTGCAGGAACTCCTGCTACTGTTACTAATGTTGGAACTTCAGGCGCCGCTATATTTGATTTTGAAATACCACAAGGTTTAGATATTACTTGGAGAGGAACTTATGATGGTGGAACTACTTACTCAATAAATGACGCAGTAGCATATTTAGGAACTTCTTATATTTGGATAAACGCTACTCCAGCATCAGGACAAACCCCAGCAGACGATATTTACTGGGATATTTTAGCATTAAAGGGAACAGACGGAACTGGTGCTGGTGATGTAAGTGGACCAGTAAGTTCAACAGGAGATAATTTTGCATCATTTGCAGATTCTACTGGGAAATTAATAAAAGATAGTGGTTATAAAGCATCTGACTTTGCTTCGTCTTCAATAACTCAATATACAGATGAAATGGCACAAGACGCAGTAGGCAATGCGGTTGGTAACGGGCTTGATTATGATGATGGAACAGGTGCAATTTCGGTAGATGAAACTGAATTAACTTTATATACTACAGTTCAAGGAAAACAAATATATCACGGAATACAACAACACGGAGCAGTAACTTGGAATAACACAACTCATATTGTTACACTCGCAGCAGGAACAAATACATATTGGTTTCAAGGAACTAAATATACGACAGCAAGTGCAATTACTTGTGATTTAGATGACTATGTAGTTCTCGGAGCAACCCCAACACTTTACTATGTATCATTTGACGACGCTTCAGGAACATTAAAGGCAAGTGCAAGTCCTTGGGATTGGTATGCTAATGTATTTGTAGCTACAGTATTTTGGAATGGAACAACAGGTGCAGTTCAAGAAGAAACTCACGTTTATAATCGTGATATTCCTATGCACATTTGGGCGCACTCCACGATTGGAACAAGATACCAAGATGGGTTAAACCAAACAGCACCTACCACAGCAGCAGATTCTACCTTACAGATTGAAACAGGAACTATCTGGGACGAAGACCATTCATACGCAACAGGGCAACGAACAAATATGCGAGGGTGGTTTAAATATGATGCAACTCATTATACTTTCTTAGATTACGGAACTCCTTACTTGGGTGGTGGAGTAGGCGACCCTTATTGGCTTGATACAGATGATTATACACTTAAAGCCGTTCCTGATAACGATTTCGTATGTTATTGGGTTTATGCTTGCACTGATATTGATAGACCAATTTATGTTATTCCTACACAGGCTTCAACAACTTATGCAACTATCGCTTTGGCTCGTGCAGAAATAGCACCTGCTGTATCAGGTGTAAATATAAATAATGAAGTTAAATTACTTTATCGTTGGATTTATAAAGGAGATGGACAATATCAAGAGGGAGCAGATTATAGAACTACTACATCACTTGCAGGTGGTGTTTCGGCTGCAACTTCTGCTGGTTCTGTGTCTTTTGCACCAGCAGGGAATATATCATCGTCTACGGTTCAGGGCGCTATTGAAGAATTAGATAATGAAAAAGCTCCATTAAGACCAGCAGTAGAAAAAATTACTCTTATTGATGCAGATGAAGTTACAGGAAACGATTCAGCAAATTCTTTCTCTCAAATTAGAACAACTTGGACAAATGTGAAAGTATTTCTAAAGACATATTTTGATACTCTTTATCAAACGATTCTTGTTTCAGGAACAAACATAAAAACGATAAACTCTACAACTCTACTTGGAAGTGGAGATATTGCTATTACTCCAAATGCTACACACACAGGAGAAGTAACTGGTGCAACTGGACTTACAGTAGATAAAACCGCAATTACAAATAAGACAGAAGTTACTGCTGAGGCAACAGACTATGTTTTAATATCAGATACAAGTGATAGTGGAAATCTTAAAAAAGCACTACTCTCGGTAGGTGGTTCTATTGATTATGCTTTAGAGGAAGATATTAATGGTGACTTACAACCTATTACAGGAACACCAAATGAAGATGAATTTGAACTAGATGTCAATGACGACATTCAACCAAAAGTATATGACTATTCAGATGTAGGTGGAAATGTAATGGTAGGTAATGACCCTTGGGATTTACCTAATAGTTCATTGATAACTTGTACTGCTTCTGAAAATCTTACCGCAGGAACACCTGTAGGAATTACTAATTTTGCGAATAGATATATCTCAAAATCAAGGTTATACTTAAAAACAGCTCTTCATAGAGTTCCAAATGCTGCTTCTAATGCAACTTTTTTTCAACAAACAGCTTGTCCTGTTGGTGGAGATAAGTTTGTATTTATGATTCGTTCTACTGATAATTCTGATACTCTTTATATGCAAGTAGGGGAAGTTAATCGTGATACTAATACCATTACACTTGGAAATCCTGCTATTGTAGCAACTGCTATTACTCCAATGACTAGTGGCTATGGAACTTGTTGTAAACTAGATACTGATAAGTTTATTGTATTTTATTTAACTGACGCTTCTACAACTATTGTTAAATATAGAGTTGGAACTGTGGCAGGTAATGGAATTACTTTTGGCGCAGAAGCAACTGCTTCTACTGCTGGGTCAACTCTTGCAACCTCTACGTCTTGGAGTTCAGATTATCTTTCTACTGATAAGGGAATTTTCTGCTATAAAGCCGCGACGGAAACTAATTCAAAGATGATATGTTTTACTGTATCAGGAACTACTGCTACTTTTGGTGGGGAAGTAACTCCTGGTGCAAATTCACGCAACAACATTATTAGTTATTTAACAAGACTTGATACAGATAAATATGTACTCGTTACATTCAAAGGAGCAGACTCTATTGCAAGTCAGGTTTGCACAGTATCAGGGGTAACTATTACAGCTGGAACCGAACTACTTTATACTCCAACTACAGTAATTTCTGCTAGTCTGGGGACTACTTCAGTAGTTTCATTTGATACAGACAAGTATATGGTAAAAGTTCGTGGAATAAATGCAAACGGGGTGTTTATTATGGCATTTTCTGTTTCAGGAACAACCCCTACTCCAAGTAATGAAATTGCTTATGATAGTACTAATAATGGTGCGCTAGGAACTCTAATCTTGCAAGATAGTACAAATGTTATTTCTCTTGCTCTAGCTTCTAGTCTAAAAATAACTATTAGTGGAAATACTTTATCTTCTTCTTTTGCAGGTGGAACAGTAGCAGAAACTTATCAAGCAATAAACCTAGATAATGGGTATGCTGTTTCAGCATACAATAGCGCAACTGTATTCACTTATTGGGTGCAAGGTATGTCTAATAATTTTTCAGGGATAGTTCAAAGTAATGTCGCAAGAGGTCAAACAGCAGATGTTCTAGTTAGAGGAATAGACAATAATCAAACAGGACTAGTTGCTGGCTCATTGTATGATACAATTAATGGAGTATTAACTGGAACAGATTTAACTACAACAGCTTCAACACTAGGAACTCAAATAAATATAGTAAAATCAATTAGTGATACACAAATTATCGTTTAAGTAGCTCTGCTTAAATAATAAATTATAAATTAAGGAGCATTAAAAATTATGGCAACAAGAAATATCGTTCCAAGAGCAGACAATGAGGGAAGCTTAGGAACAAGTTCAAAAAAATGGTCAGATGTTAGAGCAACTGCTGGAACAATAACCACAGTTAATTCTACAACAAACAATACAACTGGAACTGCAACAATAGGAACAGTGGCAGCAACAAATCTTTCGGCAAGTGCGGCGACAAATATAACATTTCAAGCAGGAACAAATGCTAGAGCACCTATTAATATGACAGCAGGAGTCAATTTAACGACAGCAGCCGCAGGTGCTAATGAATATGATGGTACTTGTTTTTATACAACTCCTGTAGCAAGTGCTAGAGGATTAAGTCCGTCTACAATGTTCTCAATAGTTCCAGCTGGTGGTTTTAACTTAGCAACTACAGCAGGAGTTCAATCAGCATTCCCAACGACAGGAGATGTATGGACATTAGGAGCAACAACAACTTATATGTTTGAGGGATTGTATATGATTACTCACTCTACAACAACTTGTACTGCAGCTATGGCTTTTGCTTGTAGTTCAGCTCCTACTGCAATAAACTATGTTGTAAATGCTTCAATTTTAGCAGCAAATACAACTTCAACTGCTTCAAATATGACCTTTGTAACACAGGTTGCTTCAACAGTAGTTACTGCAACTTCTACGGTTGGTTGGGCTATTAAGTTTAGAGGATTAATAAGAACAAACGGAGCCACAACAGTCACACCACAAATAAACTGGTCAGCAAACACAACTTCACCAGTAATGCTTACAGGAAGTTATATAACATTTACACCAATGGGAACTAATACTACAGATTTATTAGGTAATGTAGCATAATAATTATATGTCAAAAATAACAAAATTAGGGGTAGGATTAGTAACAAGCGGTCAAATGGAAGCGCAAATGGTTGGGTCTTTAATCTCAGCATTAATTAGCACGCCTGTATCATTCCAAATTCTTTTATCAATGGGTTGTTATATTCATTACAATAGAGAAAATGTAGTTAAAATGGCTTTTGAAACTGATTGTTCTCACTTATTATTTGTTGATTCAGATGTAGTTTTTGGTCCTGATTCTATTAAGCAGTTAATTGCTCACGATAAGGAAATCATAGGTGGAAGATATAATAAGAAAGTAATGCCGTTAGTATCTACTGTTCCTAACATTACAGAATTGTCAGAAGTTCCTTTTGTTCCTACAGGATTCCTATTAATAGATATGGAAGTATTTAAGAAGATTGGAGCGCCTTATTTCTCGTTAGATAGTGCAGAGTCGGAAGATGTCTATTTCTGCGATAAGGCAATTAAAAATGGTTATAAAGTATGGTGCGACCCTACAATTCAAATTGGACATTTAGGAACAGCATTATTTTAAATTATGTACACATTAGAAAAAGAAGATATAGTAATAAATGGTTGGGAAAATGGGATTTCAGATAATCCTTATGAGGGTATTTCTGATATAAGAAACATAGACAATAGTACTATCCACGGAGAAGTTTCTGTTGCGATGAGGTCAGACGATATGATGACACAAGGAGCAATAACGGGAGTCGCTTATACAGTTGACCATACTACTGATATCTTTACTTATGATGGAGTAGTGCCTTTAGAAGTTAATACTGCTATCTTGTTTACTAATGTGGGTGGTGCCGCTCCTGCTGGAATTACTGTTACTGACGCTTACTACATAAAAACAACACCAACACCAACTACCTTTACAATAGCAACTTCAGCAGGTGGAACTCAAAAACTTGTAACGGATAATGGTAGTGGAACAAATACATTTTCTACTATTAAGATAGGGATTCCTCTTTCTTTTGCAACTGTTTATTGGGGAGAATACCCAATAACTTTTATGTTTGATTACAACGATAAGTTGTGGGTATATAATAGTGGTATTTTGGGAAGTACTAATAAGTGGGTTTATGTAGTTAATGCAAGCGACGATACTGATACTTCTTACTATACTGGGCGTGAACTAATTGGGTGGAAAGATTACTTATTTTTAACATCTCCTAATTATTTGTGGATAAAACCATTATGGAATCCAGCAACAGGCATTCCTAGTTTGTCTTACACAACAAGTTCAACGAATCCTATGACTATTTTTGTGCAAACTTCTTCTACTGGGAGTTCATTGGACCCTAGACCTATTGTAGTTGACCCTATTGATGGAAGTTTAAGATTTGGTCTTGATAATATCGTTCAATCAATTCAAGAAATAGCTGGTCAAACTTTTAGACCAGCAGCAGGAGCCATTTCAGCCGCAGATGGAGTTACTACAAATACAAGTACAACAATAACAACTACTACAAATTATTTTACTTCAGATATGGTTGGCTCACTAATTACTGATGATGGTGGAAACATACCAGCAGGCGCTTATATCGTTTCAAGAACAAATTCTAAAACAGCAATAATAAGTGAAGCGGCAACTGGTTCAGACACAGGGCTTGTCTTTACAGTGCCTACTACTTGGACTCACAATACTAATTCAGTACAAGGAATACCAGAAGATGATATGGTTACTTCACTAACTTTCTTAGGTCAGAATCTTTTAATAGGTGGTATGTTTAGTTTCATTTATGTATGGGATAGACTCGCCACTTCATACAACTATCCTATTTATCTTTCGGAAAGTTATGTTAGAAAAATGGTAACTGTTAATACTACTACCTATATTTTTGCAGGATATAATGGAAGAATCTATATGACAAATGGTTCAAACATTTCTTTCTACAAAGAATTACCAGACCATTTAAGTAAGACAGTTAATCCTTACTTTATGTTTACAAGTGCGACTTTCAATAGAAACAAACTGTATTTTGGAGTTCAATGTTTTACAAATGCAGGAGTGGCGGTAGAAGAATACGGTGGCTTATGGGCGATTGACTTAATAACAAACTCTATTATTCAACAAAACATAACGAGTAAAAATACTTATGCAGGATTCGTTTCAGCAGTTATGCCTTTTAATTTTATGAGTTCAAATCCTTATATTCCAAGAAATGATGGTTATGGATTGATGATAGGTTGGACTGCTACAAATGGAACTATTACTACTACTACTACGGGAAGTTATACAAAAGGAACACTTGGTGGAGTTGATAGAGGGGTTGCTACTCCTTATATAGCAGGAGAATCTTATGTAGTATCAGACATGATACCAGTAGGACAATTCCTAACACCAAAGACATTTGAAAGACTAGAATACAAACTATCTAATCCATTAGTTGCAGGAGAAACAGTTGCCCTTGCTTATAGAACAAACATATCAGAGGCATTTACAGATGTGCCAATTACACAAGGTGGTGGAACTGGAGACATATCGGGAGTTGGTTATTCAAACTTCCAAAATGTTCAATGGATACAAATTAAGGCAACAATGACAAGTACAGCAACTAGTCCTTCGTATGTAAGATTAAAAGAAATAAGAATTAAATAATATGGACGAAGCAAAAATCAACAATTTAATAAAAAAAGGAATAGAAGACTATATGAATCAAAAGCAATATACTCTTTCTAAGCTTGCTTCTCATAGACACGACGGATTAGATACTCCTCCTGTTTCTGCTGTAGATTTACCTATTGGAAGTCCGCTTAAAATAGGTTTAGGCAGAATGATTTCAAATATAAATTCTATTAATACTGCAACTGAGTTAGTTCAAACTTCTATTGAATGTGGAAAGGCTATGGGTGGAAAACCACTAGATACTACTACTGATAATTTACAATTTAATTTATTGCATTATCCTCAAAGTGCTGCTAATCAATCTTTTATAACAGCATTTAGACCACCTGCATATATTAATAAAAACGATGTTCCTACCACAGTAACTATGGGACAAAGCACTATAACTATTCCTGGATATAATTTTGCAACTAACTCTTTAGCAGGTGCGATAATTAACATTTTTGATTCTAGTAGAACTTTTGTGGAGTCTGCTATTATTGCTTCAAATACTTCTACTGTTGTTACTATTACAGGAACTTGGGGTTCAACTATTACAAATGGTTATTATCAAATAGCACAACCTGTATATCTTGGCTCAGCAGATACTCCCTGGCAACGTTCTTATGTAATGGAAGATACAACTGGTGGTTTAAGATTTGGAATAGGAGCAACAGCAAATGGACAGAATGGATTATTGTATATGAACGCAACTGGCGACCTTTATTGGAGAAATAAAAGTGGAACTTCCACTAAATTAAATTAAATTATATGAAACCAACAAGACCATCAGCATAAATTATTATTAATAGAAAAAAATCATGAGAACATTTAATTCAAACGACATAACAAAATCAACTGACTGTGTAACTTACGCAGCAAGATTATCGCAAAATACTTCGCCTTCAAACATTGAACTTTTGAAGGGTATGGTAAACGATGCTCATCGTTATCTACTCGAGAAGTATTTTTTCAATGAAGCATCAACAACAATTTTAACAGTAGCAAATCAACAGTTTTATGATTTACCTGCTGATTACTCTAAACTTAAAACTGGTACAATTACTATTGGTACATTAAAATGGACACCTACAGAAATACTTAGTAGAGCTGATTGGGATAAATTAAATGTATTTCCTTATTATGGAGATATTCCTAACAACTACTTTATATACAACAATCAAATCGGTTTCTGGCCTATCCCAGCAACAGCAGGGAATACTATTACATTTAACTATAAGAGGAGAGTTACAGATTTGACTATTTCAGACTATACTACTAGTACGGTTTCAGCAACATTAAACTCAACTGCTATTGTAGGTTCAGGAACAGCATTTGTAGCAACATTCTTGCCTTCAGCAGGTTCAGTGTTAGACTTGAACTTATGGATTAAAATTACACCACCAAAAGGCGATGGGAAATGGTATCAAATTAGTTCACTTACAGATGCAACAAATCTTGTATTGGTGAACAAATATACTGGAGGGACTACAACGGGAGCAAGTTATATAATTGGACAAGCACCCCTCTTACTGGAAGACTTTCAAGACCTTTTAGTTTATAGACCTTTGATGATTTACTTTTCAACCATAGTAGATAATCCAACCAAGAAAGCAGAATTTGAAGGTTTATATAATAGTGGAATAGAATTATTAGACAAATATGCAGGAAGCAAAACGGTCAATGCTAACTTGCGAGGGGCTGTAAATACAATAAACCCCAATTTATATCCTCAATCGATTGGATAGCATTATTAATTAATTTATAAAATATATGGCAAACAGTTCAGCATTTAATACAACAGGAGCAGTTCCAAAACAATCTATGTACAATCCTTTTGGGAATACATCGAGTGGGGTCATTGGAACTATCAACAAAGCAACAACTATGTCTCCTACACCAGTTACACAAGGAACAACCCCTGGTGTAATTAAGCCACCAAACATGACCCCTTATCAAGGTTCATTTGCTCAACAACAAGGAACAATAACAAGTGCTCCAAAACCAACTACTCCTGTAAAGTCGATTGTTTCTCCAGATGGAAGTAAGACTGAATATCATGCTCCAACACAACAACAATTAGCACCAGACGACAAATCTTACAAATTCAACACACTAACTGGACAACCAAATCCTAATTATGTAGACCCAAATGCTCCAAAGCCTGAAGTCAAAAAACCTATTTCTTCAGCAGTTCCTCAAGAACAAATTCAGAATGTAGGACAAGCAGGACAACAAACAGCAAACGAAGCTCAAACACAAGGATTACTAACAAATAAATTCCAACAGCCTATTGAAGGATTTGCTGATAAAGATAAGGCTATTCAAGACATAACTCAACAACTTGCAGACCTAGATAAAGCAGAAGCAGAACAAATGGCAGCAATTGGACAAGCACAAGGAACAATACAGTATAAAGAAGGACAAGGAAGAATTCTACAACAACTCTATTTAAGTAAAAGAACTGCTCTTACTAATCAAATGAACGCTCTTACTGGTCAATTAGGTGCTTGGAATACTCAGCAATCAACACAACAAGGAGCAGCTCAAAGTGCATATACTGGTGCTCAAACACAGGCACAAAGAGGATTAAGCGCACAAGGAACAGTATTAAATGCTGGACTATATCAACCAACCTCAATTGGTCAATTGCCTTATTCAGCAATTACAGGACAAGCAGGAGGAATGCTTGGTGGACAAGGTGGTTTATCTACTCTTGGAGCTCTACAACAACAGCAAGCTCAAGGTTCAAATGTTCAAAATATGATTGGTGCATATAATCAAGCATCTCCACTAATTGAAACAGCTAAACAACAAATAGCAAGTGCAGGATTTAATATAAGTCCAGTTGCTCTTGTAAACCAACTTCAACAGTATGTAAACAAAGGAATTGTTCCTTCTGCAGAGTATGCAAATATCTTTAATACGCTCTCAGAAATTGCTACAACAATATCTCCAGTACTTGGAGCACAAGGAGCTCAAACAGACCTTAAAACAATGATTTCACAAGAATTCATTCCTAAGTTAATGCAAGGACAAGATATTGGAACAGTTCTTGATAATATTGAAAAGAATGCATTAGCTAAAATTAATGCATTAAAAACAACTTCTCAAGGAGCTCCTTTAACAACACCTTCAGGCAGTTCGACTGGAGGGTTTGCAGAACAATGGTAATATGGAAACACAACTAGACCCAGATGTAAAAAATTTAGCAAGTGCAATTAGAAGAGCAGAAACAGGAGATTCTTCTGATGCATATAATGCAGTTGGAGATGGAGGAACCTCTAAGGGTGGCTATCAATTTCAAGATGCAACATGGAAAGAATGGTCAAAAAAACATCTTGGGATAGAAAATGCTCCAATGACCGTAGAAAATCAAAACAGAGTTGCTTATAATCAAATAAAAGAATGGAAAGACAAAGGACTTACTCCTGCTCAAATTGCTAGTAAATGGAATAGTGGAGACGAAAATGCTTATACAAAAAACCACAAAGGATATAATGCAGAACTAGGAGTTAGTTATGATACTCCTGCATACACATTAAAAGTTTCAAACTACTATAATGAATTAAAAGGACGGATTGCTCCACAAAAAGTTACTAGTACTACTCCAATTGAAATGCCTAAAGAAAAAGACCCTACTCTTGGAGAACAACTTGGTACTAGATTAGAAGAAGGAGGAAAAGGAGTTGAGTCTATGGTAGGAGGAAAAGAAAAAACAGGACAGACAAGAGTTTCTGGTCTTTTGCAGACTGTAGGAGCTGCTGCTGGAGGATTGGGAGACATTGTAAACAAAGGACTTGAATTAATTCCAGGAGTAAAACAAATTGAAAATCTTATTGGAGAAGGAGCACAAGCATTCTTTGGAACAGAAGCAGGACAAAGTGTTATAAGTACAATGAAAGACTTTTCTGAAAAACACCCTGAATTATCAAAGGATTTAGAAGCAGGCTTAAATATCGTTACAGCAATTCCAATTCTTAAAGGACTAGGAGTAGTAAAAAATTTAGCAATGGATGCTGCTTCCTCAGCATTGAAAGGCTCTGCAGAAAAAATTATGGCTAATCAAATAACTGAAATGGCAGGAAGAACTATCAAAGGGAAAAATTTAATTACAAGAAATCCAGAAGCTGTTCAGACTTTAATTAGAGAGCGAGCTATTCCAGACATAATAGACGGGAAAATATCAACCAAAGAAGCAAGATTTAAAATTAGCGAACAACTATCTACTATTGAAGACAAAGAACTTCAGCCACTTCTTGAGAGTGTAAAAACAAGTGGAGTAAGAACTAGTTTTGTTCCATTAGAGCAAACTAAACAAGAAGCAATTAAATTAGCAGAAAGAGCACTAGAAGATATTGGACCAATAGAAAAGTATTTTGATAGAATTAAAAAAGTATATGGAGAATTCCCAGACATTGCTGATTTAAACAAGGCTAAAAGAATTGTAGCTAAAAAAATAAGTCAAGGACAATTTATGTCTCCTACATACAATACAGATAAGATTGTTCGAGATACATTACAGAAAGCAGTTGAAGATGGAGCTAAGGCTCTTGGACTTCCTGATGTAAATGCAATAAACCAAAAAATGGTAGATTTATTTAGAGTTCAAGATTTACTAAAAGCTATAGAAAATAAACCTATTAAAAGAGGAGTGATGTCTGATATGGTTACAGGAGCAGCAACAGTTGGAGGAGAAGCATTAGGAAATGTAACAGGAATACCATTTGCTGGAGCTTTAGTTGGAAGAGGAATTGGAGGAAATGTTGGTCGAAAATTAACTGGAGGAGTAGAGGGTGTTCTAAAGAGAACAGGAAAAGGAGCAAAGAGAGTTACTCGTCAAGAATTAGCTAAAAAGCTAAGTGGGTTGTTTGGAGGAGCTGTTACTCAAAAGGTAGTCGGTCAGTAGAGACATACTCATTCCTTCCGCACCAAGCTCCCAATATTATGAATGCAAATATAAGAATCCAAGCCATTAAAACATTATACATTAAGCATCAAAAAAGACAACATGGATGATAAAACAAAACTGGAGTTGTATAAAGAATTAGAAAAACACAGAGAATGTTCTAATCAATTGTACGCCCCTATGATAGTAAAAATTATAGTGTTTGGAATGGTAGGAATCATTTTATCAACTGCATTATTTGCAATTTTATCAAAAATATTTATCAAATGAAAATGAAAACGAAACAGAAAATATCCCACATAGCAGCACTCATAGGATTTGGGATGATAACCATAATCTGGGCTATCTTTATGTTTTGGTGGGTGTATCCTTATAAAACTACAGTAAATGAGCAACCATACAAACTAGCAGATACTACAATTAAGAGAGGAGAGTTACTTCAATACGAGATAGATTATTGTAAATATACAGATGTTACACCAACTGTTCATAGACAATTCATAGATGGAATTATTTACTCGATGCCTGAAACTACAGCTCAACTTAAAAAAGGGTGTGGAAAGTTCTTAAATTCTGTGGCAGTCCCAGAGAACCTACCTCCAGGTGAATATTATCTAAAAGTGGTCGTATCTTTTAAGATGAATCCCATTAGAATTATTACTAAAACATTCGTGACAGAAAAATTTAATATAATAAAATAATATGGAAAAATATATAGGAGTAATTGAAGACCCAAGAAGCGAGAAAGAGAAGCTACGAGACTTTAAATCTGAAGGCCTAGTTGCTTCTGCTATTCCTCTTCAATGGAAAGAAAAAGAGGTTTTTAAGAGTTATTTAATAAAAAATCAGGATGGTTCCTCCAGCTGTGTAGCTCAAGCCACCTCAAAACTTCTAGGAATTCACGAAGTTTCAGAGGGAAGAGAGTATAAAAACCTATCTCCTAAATTTATATATACTCGCAGACAAAATTATCCTAGTGGTGGTATGTATTTTCAAAATGCTTTAGAGATTGCAGTAAAAGACGGAAGTTGTTTAGAAGAGTCTTTGCCGTCTGATATGACAGGAGAATCATTTATGAATGATAAAACACAAGAAATTCCAACTTGTGCAAATGAAGCATTAGAATATAAAGCAAAAGGATATGTAGCACTCCCTATTGATGTTGATAAAATTGCAGAAGTAATGGAACAAGGATATGGAGTACTGCTTGGATTTAAGTTTGACTATGATGAATGGACCACATATCCATCACTTCATGCAGACTCAAATCTTGCATGTCATCATGGAGTAGCAGGAATAGATTATGGATTAGTAAAGGGTAAGAAATACATCTCAATAGATGACTCTTGGGGTCCTAAATACGGGAAAGGTGGGCAAAGATTTATCTCTGAGGAGTTTCTTGAAACACGATGCACTTATGCAGGATATGTAGTATCGTTAGTATATGAGCCACAAGATGAGGAGTTTCACTATCAGTGGGTAAGAAACATGAGATTCTATGGTATTCATAATGTGGCAAAAGATGTTATGGCACTTCAGAAAGCACTTCAAACCAGGGGCTACTTCCCCAAAAATGGTAAAATAGATGGCATCTTTGGTGCTATAACATTGAAGGCAGTTAAGGACTTCCAAAAGTCGTATGCTTTGAAAGCGGATGGCATAGTAGGTCCAAAAACATTATTAGTTCTTAATAAGCAATTCAAATAATATGTCAAAATTTTTCACAGTGAAATGGATAGATGTTAGAGACGCATTGGCAGTTGGTGTAGTAGTTTTCTTACTAACAGCAATAATTGAAGTAATCGCAGCAAAAAGTATTTACGGATTAGATTGGAAAACAATTTTAAATAATGCAGTAATTGGAGCGTTGTCAGTAGTTGGTTCATTTTTGAAATCACTTCTTACAACTTCTAAAGGAACACTTGCAGGAATTAAAATCAAGTAGTATAATAAATATCTCCTGTGAAAACAGGCCCCGTATAAGAAACACCCCAGTAATGAGGTGTTTTTTATTAGTTTAGAAACTTATAAAGCTTCCTAATTTTAGGATTAACTTCCTCAAAATGTTTGGCTCTTGCAATTCGCAAGATAAAGATAATGATTTCATAGAAATCTTTATCGCCAAAGATGTGATGGATAAGTTTTTCCTTGTGTTCTTTAATCAAGAGAAGATTGTTAGGTTTTGAATGACCTCCATTGCAATGATTCTTGATGTGATGATGGACTCTTTTTGGGTTTTTCATGATTTAGTTTTTTAAAGTTCTTTACTATTAATGGTAGACTGTTGTCAAAAAAAATCAAGAAGATGACAATTAGTATGTCACACTCCTTACTGCATACTTGGAACTATGGTTTGGAAAATGACTACATAATACTCAATGATGCGAAATGGTATGCTCCTGCGTTGGGACAAGCCAAGACCAAACAGAAATACACAGACGCTCATTTGGTTGTTGTATTACAAAAAGGTGTCAGAAGACCCAGAGATAATTTTTTTCATATTACCTGTGGCCTATGGCACCTTTTGTTTGTATAATTAGAGCATGAAAAGAACTAAATTGAGACTAAAAAGTTGTTCTACTACAGCACAATTAAAAGACGACATTCAACACCTAGTAAGAGAAATTGTTATGATAAGAGATGGAGGGTGTATTCTTCGTAAATATCGTCATTGCGGAGGAGAGCTTGGCGAAACAGTAATTCAAGCAGACCATTTGGTTACTCGCGCAAATTCGGCAACCTACGCTGATACAAGACTGATTGTATGTCTTTGTAGAGGATGTCATGGATGGAAACATTGGCATGAAAAAGAATATGATTCTTTAGTAAAGAGTATTCTTCCAAAAGACCGTGTAGAATTGTGGGATAAATGCCAAAAAGAACATGAAGCTCACATGACTCACAAAATGGATTGGGCTATCGAAAAATTAGCACTAGAACAAGAATTAAAGAAGCTGTTGCCCAAAAATAACTAAAGGAGGTATAATGCAAGCATGTTGAATCAAAGTCAAAAAATTGAATATGTTTTCATAACTGCAAATGTATCTAATTTTTTGATTCAACATCAAAAACAAACGAGCCGCACTTAATTGTGTGGCTTTTTTGTGTTTATATGGGTGGCGAACCCACAGCCCATATATCCTACTTGCTTAATTGTTGGGAGGGGACTAGACTGTCGCAAGGTCAAGTCACTGCTAAAAACATTACATAGAGTTGGTTTTGTGTTTTTAGATTACGGGTCATATGGGAGTGCTGAGCACTTGGAAAGACTTAGAGAAAACCAAGAAAAGTGCGGAGAAAAAACCGAAAAACACTTTTTATATTTTATGCATTTGTAAATGCTAGGGGAGCTCCCTATCACAAAATCAAGATTGCTTATGATAAATAATAAATTAAAGATACAATTTAGTGCTCGCAATAAAAGACTTAAAAGAAATAAGATTACTTATGAAGATTATTTAAAATCAGATAAGTGGAAAGAGGTTAAAAAATTTGTGGGACAATTCGAAGAGTTTCAAAAGTGTGCAGTTTGTAGTTTTAATAAGAATTTAAACATACATCACAAATCTTATGTTAAAATATTTGAACCAAGACTAAAAATTCAGAAAGTATATTTAGTAAGTCTTTGTCAAGATTGCCACTATAAAATACACAAACTGTGTCAAGAAAAAAATTATGGATTGAGACAAGGGATAAAGAAGTATAGTAAAGAATATGGAAAATATAAATGATTATAAAAAAAATATATTTGATTCAATTTTAGATAAATACTCTGAAGCTGCTATCTCTGAGAAGCAAAGAATAAAAAGCGAGCGAGCTGAGTTCGTCTCTTTTTTTGTAGAAAATTTAAAAAATAAAGAAGGCAAACATTTTCCTAAATCTATGATAGCTATTAAACTATCTCATATTCCAACAAAAGACCTCTCCTACATGATTTCAATATTTAAAGACACAACTAATAGAAGAGGAATAGATGCAGCAAATAAGGAGTTTTGGTGGTCTATTAAAGCATAAAAAGTTATGCACCTTTTTAGTTGCTAGAGTATACCTTAGGAGGTATAATATATTCAAAGTTCTTTAAAAAGTAAAATCATGTTAAAAGTAAACGAAGTCTTTGGACCAACAGTTCAAGGTGAAGGGAAGTCTGCAGGAAAGGCAACAATGTTTATTCGAATGGCGATGTGCAATCTTAAATGTATCTGGTGTGATAGTCCTCATACTTGGAATTTCTATGGCGTTGAATCTAATCACCCGATTAAATACAATATGCTTGACGAAGTTCATTATTTTGAGGCAGAACAACTCTACAATCAAATTGCAGAAAAGGCAGGCGAACTAAAGATGTTAGTTATTTCAGGTGGAGAACCTCTTTATCAACAGAACGAACTCATCAAACTGCTTAGGTTTTTTAAGAAAAACAATTGGTGGGTAGAAATCGAAACGAATGGGACTATTATCCCTCGTACTGAATTACTCGAATTAGTGAGTCAAATAAATTGCTCTCCTAAATTAGAGAACTCAGAAAATCCTATAACGGTGCGCAGGCAACTTGGAGCTTTAGAAGCTCTTGCAAAAACACCGAAGGCAAACTTTAAGTTTGTAGTAAGTCAAAGAAGCGACATCCCAGAAATTCTTGAACTTAGTAAATTTATACACAAGTTCGGAATGGCTGAGATTCGTCTTATGCCCCTCTCTAAAACTCGCGAAGAGATTGAAATGAGAGAGTCTATGGTCAAAGCGTTATGCTACGAACATGGTTTTATCTACACAACTCGTCTTTCCATTTTATTAAGTGGAACAAAACGAGGAGTATAAAAAAGATTGTGGGTGGGCCTGAAAACTCACCTACGATTCTTTTAAACTTATTTCTAATCAGACTATTCATCGGAGCGCTCTAGTATTTATATGAGAGCCACCTAGGTTCGACCACTAGACCGGTATTTCAGTCGGTGCAAGGTGAGTAGTTTGATTTGAGGTAAGTTTTATTATTAGTTAATTTGAAAACATGGAACTAGACGAATATAGTGCCCTAGACATATCAGTAACAATAGGAGGCCTGGTCGGTGCATTCTTGTTGTGGTGGGCGTTCCATCCTTTCACTTGGTGGTGCTTGATACAAATACCACTAGGAGGAAGATTAGTAGTTGAGTGTATTAAGTCGTGGATAATGAAGTATTTATAAATTAATTTAAAAAACATATGTTAATAACAAAAGAGATAGAAATAGATTTAGCCCACAGAGTGCCAAACCATAAAAGTAAATGCCAGAACTTGCATGGTCATAGATATAAAATTGAAGTAGGAGTAGATGATAAATTAATTACAATTCCTGGAGCTAGTTCAGAAGGAATGGTTATTGATTTTGGAGATTTAAAAAACATAATGATGGATGTTCTAGATAAACAATTTGACCACAATTCAGTATTCTATAGAGATGACCCTATTGCTGGAGCAGTTGCTTTAATAGGAGAAGGACAAACTAAGAAACCCCACTTTGTAAGTTTTATTCCTACAGCAGAAAATTTAGCACATCATTGGTATCAACTAATGGCCCTAGAATTAGAAGTAGTTGGAATTAAAATTAAACATGTCAAAGTTTGGGAGACACCAACATCAACTGCTACTTACGAAGAAAAGACTTGTTTTGAAACGGTATAGTTATGCACCCTTCTTGTTGTCTAAGAATACCTAGAGAGGTATACTTATAAGAGTAAAGGTTTGGTCACCTTTCAATTAAAATAATTAATAGAAATATTGTGAAATCAGAAACAATAAAAATAGAAGGATTTCGTCCCATATATAAAGGAGTAGCTCCTTTTATGAAGTTCGAAAAAGGTTTTGGGTACTATGGAGTTTTGCTCGAGGAAGAATCAACTGGTAAAATTCAATGTCATTTGTGTAGTAAGACTGTTCTTAATATATCTATTCACTTGAGACATGCCCACAAACAAGTCTCGTCAAACGAATATCGTATTCAAACAGGTCTAAGTCTTGGAACTCCATTAATATCTGAGACTACTCGCAAAAAGATTAAGAATAATTTCTTGAATCTAACTGAATCAAAGAAAAATGCAGTCTTAAAAAGATTAAAGAATCAAACTCTTAGACTCCATACAATTCAGAAAGATACAAAGAGGCAGAGAACAGCGAAAGCATCTATCCAAACAAACAACAGATATGGGACTTGTCCAGAACAAGTTAGGAGTCAGTTCTATGAAAAATACAATGAGTTGGGGAGAATTCCAAAGATAGACGAGTTGTCTGGTCGCTTGAGATATATTATTGAGACTCGCTTTGGCTCCTACGAGGAGGCTGTGGTGGTCTGGGGTATCCCAAGAAAAGAATACCGAGAACATATTCTTAATTCTCAAAACAACGCTTTTGAGGCCCGCAAGGCAAATGATTTTTTCCCAAAATATACAGTTGAGGAAATACAAAAACAATACTATGGATTTTTTAAAATAAATAAAAGACTACCAACTTGGGGAGAAGTTTCTCAGTTTGGAATGGCAGGTAGAACTTGTTTCAAGAGAGCATTTGGAATTGAAAAGTCGGAATTAGAAAATAATTTGAAAGTAAAATAATATGCAAAAAATACTTTTAATAATTTTGGCAGTAGGGGTAGTATTATTAATAACAAACGAACTAAGGTTCATATTCAAAAAATAAAATGACTGAAAATAAAGAAATATATCTAACTTGGCAAGAAATTCAACTTCTTACAACACTATTAGGTCCAATAGCAGAAGACACAGGGAATGATAATTTAACAAGAAAGGTCGCAGTAAACATAATAACTAAATTAGAACAATAAAATGAGTAAACTAGCAGAAACAAAAGGAGAGACTGTTTACATAGAGAATGAATACAAGTACCTAGATGAAAACAAAGCTCATCTCCATACTTATCTAGGAAAGCCACTTTTTGGGACATCCACAGTAGTAGGAGTACTAGCTAAAAATCTTACTTGGTGGAGTGCAGAACTTGCAGCAGTAGAGTGTTTAGAAGCAGGAGAGAAGATACCAACAATTAGAGAAGAATATCTCCTCGCCTGTGCTCAAGACGATAAGAAGAAGGCAATTGATGAACTTCAAAAGAAGTATCCTATATTTAAAAAAGCAAGATTTGCTCACTTTGGAGATAAGAATGCGAAAGCATTAAAGGGTACTGATATGCACGAAGTTATGGAAGAATATGTAACTGCTTGTATAGACAGAAATGAAGGGAAGCCACTAGCAACTTTTGCTGCTTTAATAGACAGCGAAGTAAATGCAAAAAAACTACAGAATTTTATAGACTGGTCTATTTTAAACGTAGAAAAGTTCATGTATTCTGAAAAACATGTCTATTCAAATACATTATGGACTGGAGGAATATTTGATGTCATATTTAGACATAAGAATGGAAAGATTTGTGTTGGAGACTTTAAGTCAAGCAAAGAGGCATACGATAGTCAATTTATTCAGTGTGCAGGATATGACGAGCAACAATCAGAGAATGGTATTTTTAATGAAGGAGGATATCAACTAAGCGGTCCTCTTAAAATTGAAGAGTATTATGTATTTCCGTTTGGTTCTGATAAATTTTTGGTCGATGTCAGACACAATACAGAAGAATTAAGAGAAGGCTTTAGAAGTTGTGTAGTATTGCACAAATTAACAAATAAATAATTATGTTTAATAAAGAAAAAAAAGCAAAAGAAGGATTAAAAAAAATGCACGACGAAATTGTTTCTAAAATGGATGCAAGAGATAAGGGAATGTATGAACTTCTAAAAATGCAAGGTGATTTAGAAAATATAATGCATTTTGGTTATCATATAGGGAAAAAACAAGCAATGGAAGATATTCAAAACATGATGCTTGAAACATTAAAAAAAGTAACTAAATAATTATGGAAAAAGTAAAAATAACTAGAGTTTATGTAACAGATAAAGATAAACAAGGCAATCCTTTAATAGGACAAGCAAGAGATGGAAAGCCAGGGCGTCCATATACTCGCATGAGTATTCAGTGTACTCAATATGGAGAAAAGTGGTTGAGTGGTTTTAAAGGAAAAGAAAATGAAAATTGGAAAGAAGGAGACGAGGTTGAAGTAATTGTTAAAAAGGCAGGAGACCAAGGTCAATATTTAAACTTTGAAGTTCCTAAGAAAGACGACAAAGCAATCGAGATGATGAGTGAAATTCTTACCAAAATAGGCACAATCAATGCTAAGATGGATGTTATTTATGGCATAATTAGGCCTAAAAACGAGCCAGGAGTCGGTGGTTCAGATTATCCTACGGAAGATATCAATCCAGACGATATTCCGTTTTAGTTTATGATAGTTCAATGCTCAGCTCAAATAGATAAGATTACTGCCAAGAATGATAGGACTTTATCCATAACTATTGGCACTCAAGAGATGTCTCCAGACAACGCATCTATCTTATTTGGATTATTTGAAAAACAAATTTGGATTGCATTTGCAGAGACTTCTGTTACTAAAGAGGACCTCAAAATTCCAGAAGTAGTAGTAGAGAAAGGAAGAAAAACTCCTAGTCAAAGATTAAGAGATAGGATGTTTGTTTATTGGAAAGAAATGAAAAAAGATGGTAAGTTTGATGACTGGTATGAAGACGCATTAGAAGAAATAGGTGCTAAGTATTTATCAAAATTAAATTAAATTATGAAATATCTAAAAAAAATTAATGGGAATATACCAAGAACAGAAGCAGAGAAACATCTAATGGTATTAAATGCAGCAAAGTGGTATGGAGAATTCTTATACTCATTAGGGTTTGATTGGGAAGCAGATGAACAATCTAAAGAAACTCCTATGAGAGTAGCAAAAGCGTGGATGTATGATTTAATAGAAGGCTCTGTATCAGAGAGACCTAAAATTAAAACATTCCCTAACGATGAAGGATATACAGGACTCGTTTGTCAAACAAACATTCCAGTAGTATCAATGTGTGCTCACCATAATTTAACTTTTAAAGGAGTCGCTCATGTGGCATACATTCCTGGGAAAGGAAAGAAGTCAAAAGTACTTGGTCTTAGTAAATTAAATAGAATAGTAGAGTGGTATTCTCATCGTCCTAGTATTCAAGAGTCCCTTACAAAACAAATACACGACGAGATAAAAGAACTCTGTACTGGAAATAGAGGAGTAGCAGTAGTAATTGAAGCAAAACACAATTGTGTTGCTTGTAGAGGAGTAAGACATGAATCTGCTATGAAAACGAGTCAACTCTCAGGATACTTCTGGACTAATGAAATTGGAACAAGACAAGAGTTTTTCCAACTTATCAGCCAAGATAGATTTTAAAGAGGTGTGCATAACTTTTTCTACCCACTACTATAAAGACGATTTGCCTGTTGTGTAAGAATACCTAAGGAGGTATAATGTATAGAGAGATTGGTCATCTCTAAATTAATCAAAAAACAAAATATGCAAATAATAGAGTGTGAGAAATTGTATAAAGAATTAGCAGAAAAAAATGGTTGTGATTTCAAACTTGAGTGGACAAAAAGAGTGAAGAGATATAGAAGGCTAGGAAGTTGTTGGACTAAAGAAAAAAAGATAACCCTACAACCAGTCTTCGTTGAATTGAATGAAGTAGAAGCAATTACAAATGTAATACTTCATGAAATAGCTCACGCACTTACTCCAAATCATGGACACAACAAGTTTTGGAAAAGGAAAGCAAAGTCGATTGGGTGCGACGGCAACAGATTTAATAAATTTAAAATAATAAGATGATATTCATAAAAGTAAAAAATCAATTTGAATGGTTCCACAAGTGGGTAGATGCTCCTGATACTGAAAAGTTTCTTAGAAATACACATAGGCATATCTTCTATGTAGAAACTAAAATACAAGTAGAGGGAGATGATAGAGAATTAGAATACTTCGCAGTGAAGAAAATGATTACTGTGTTGATAGACCAGTTTATCGTAGGAAGCGAAGAGACAGAGAGTTGTGAAATGATAGCTGAGTATATAGTTGACCGCCTAGAAATAAAATATCCCAACTCAAGAATAGAAGTAAGTGTACTTGAAGATAATGAAAACGGGTCAGAAATTAACAATTACGAAAGATTTAATTAATATGAATAAACAAGAACGCATAAACTATCTTATAAAACTAACTAAAATTCTTGAACCAGGAGTTTTAATAGACAAAAATTACATGTTCAAAGGAGCTAGTATTGAAAAACTAGCAGAGTTTGACGGACCTGGATATAAAAGAATGAAAGGATGGTTAGAAGAGAAAGTTAATCAAATTGAACTAGAGGCTCAATTCAAAGAAGAAATAGAAATAGAAGAAGACAAAACAGATATGGAACTTGCTAAAGATGAGTTTGTTAGATGTTTTGAATTAATGAAAGGAAGAAATGATAAGTATGGAGACAGTTATAAAAAGCTCAGACTAAACAGTATTGTAGATTTAATGTATATGAAATTAGACCGTTGTGTTAAGCAATCATTAGACAATAAAGCAATTGAAGTGGAACTCGAGGACATTGTAAATTATGGAATATTTGGATTGATGAAAATTAGAAATGAAAAAAACTAAAGAGGAAAAAAGAATAAAAGTAAACGAGTTTGCTAGAAAATTCTATCAGAAAAACAAAGAGAAGCTTAAAAAATACAGGAAGGAAAGCTGGCAACTTATAAGAATTAAAGTTTTAGGACACTATTCAAATGGAACCTTTAGTTGTAGTAATTGTGGATTTAAAGAAGATATTTTTTGCCTAGATTTAGACCACATAAATAATGACGGAGCAGAAAAAAGGAAAATAGTGAGACAAAATACTCTACTTTTTCCAAGAATTATTAAATCAAACTATCCTCCAGAATACCAAGTTTTATGTCGAAACTGTAACTGGAGTAAATATATTAATACATTAGTAAATAAAAAACATGATTAAACTAGCTATAATTACACCAAGCAAATTTATAAAGAAGTATGGAGAACAAGGCAGTTTTCATCTTGCTCTTGCTCATCTCATAGACTTAAAAGAAGAGAATGAATACGAAAAAGCATTATGTAAAACTCGAAAAACAATCTTTTTAGATAATGGATTATTTGAAAATCACACACCAGAACCTACTTCCTCTCTAATTAAGAAGGCATTAAAAATAGCAGCTGAAGTAGTTTTTGCTCCAGATGTGCTCTTTAATCCTAAAAAAACACAAGAAGAATTGAATTCTTTCATAGAAGAGCTTCGAAAACAGAAAGTACGAAGTGTTTTTAGGGTAGCAGCAGTTCCTCAAGCAAAAAGTAGAACAGATTATATCAATCAACTACTATCCTTCAACAACAATAAAAATGTAGATATTATTGGACTCTCTATTTTATCAATTCCAAAATCATACAGGCTTCCAATTACAGAAGCTAGAATAGAATTGATGAAGAAAATGATTGAGCTTAATAAAGATGGAGTTATTTGGAAAGACTGTCACTTACTAGGACTTGGAGACTCCTACAAAGATGTTCTTTTTGCAAAACAATATTGTCCTTGGGTAAAGACTAACGACACAAGTTGTTGTTTTCAGTCAGGATTAAAAGGAAAGGTTCTAACTAAAAAACTAGAAGTTCCTGGTGGAAAAGTAAAAGAAAAAGTCGATTTTGAGTTGGATACTCTTACAAAGAAACAAAAAGACGACATTCAAAAGAATATTAGTAGAGTAAAAAAAGCAATTAAATAATATGAGTGTAATTAATCCACAAAGAATAGTAGACGAAAGAATAATTGAAAATCTGACAGATGATTTTTATGAAGTTCAACAGAATGGGATAGACCTAACACTAGAATCTATCTCATTAATAACAGGAGGAGTTCTTAAAAAAGACTCAAGAAAAATTGATGAATACATTGAAGTTGAATGCGAGAAAGGTATTTATAAACTAATGCCAGGAGCTTATTCAATAGAATTCAATCAAAAGATTAAAGTTCCAGAGAATATGTGTGCACAAATTGTTCAGAGAAGTACTTTGAATAGAATGGGCGCATTCATCCTCTCAGGAGTGTATGACAGCGGTTTTTCAAACAAAATAGGAGCAGTTTTACGAGTAGATGTCCCTATTGAAGTAGAAAAAGGAGTAAGAATAGCACAAATTATGTTCTTTGAAGCAGAGTCGGCATCGCTTTATCAAGGAATTTACAATCAATCAAATGACTTACCACAGCAAGATTAGTTTTATTAAGAGTGGACTTAGAATTATAGGATATGGAATGCTATTGTTTTGGCTCCTTCCTGCAGTTATAGTATTAATAGTGTCGGAATTATTAGGAATAATTGAAGAGTTATAATATGGCAAAAGAAATAAAGAAAGAATTTCATAGAACATTGATTAAGCACTTTAGAGTTTCTCCTAAAGAGGACAAAACTTTGAAAAAGAAAGCACAAAATCATAGAACAGAGGCCGATTACATTAGAAGTAAAGTCCTATAATTTATGGAAAAAGAGCTTACTTTAGAAGAAAAAATAATACAAGCGTCAAAAGAAGTATCAGATGCTATGATAATGAAAATTAAATTATCTAAAGCAGAGACAGATATACAAGTAGAAAAAAGAAAAAATCACTTCATACTTCAAAAAGCAAAAGAAAGATTACAAGCTATTGAGAGTGAACTATTAAATTAATATGAAAAATATACTAGAAGCATTAGGAATTGGAGTATTTGGAATCTTAGGTTGTTTAGCTTATGTAGTATTTTACGGAGTAGCACTTGCATTAATGGTGTTGGTCGGATTTACTATTCTAAATTGGATATTCTAATATGAGCTGCAAAATACCTTACCCACATGATTTTGAGGACACACCTTGTAAAATGTGCCACCCAGAAAATGAACTAAACAAAGAATGGTTAAAGGGGAATATAGTAAATCCTCTTGAGAGTGAATGTTGGTGTAAACTTGGGTGTAGTATAAATCCTTGTTCTTGCCCTTGTCATCTCCCCAAAGAGAGTAAAGAAAAACCATTCAATAATATCATTCAGGCGAATAGTGCAAATTATATGGGAACACAAGAAGAACTAGATAATTTACCCACCCCCTTTACTGCAAGTAAACCTAGTTGGGAAGAAAGGTTTGATAAAAAGTTTATCCCAGAGAATGTTAAATTATATGGTAATGAAATAGATATAGAAAAATTAGGTGTTCCTATGATAATTGGAGATATTAAAAACTTTATCCAATTTCAAATCAAACAAGCCGAAGAAAGAGGATATAATAATGGATTAGCAGATGGTCGTAAACCTTATGAACCTAATTGTGAATGTTAATATGAATAAATTATATTACATAGGAGGAATAGGAACAATAGTATCTTACTGTTTAGTGTTTTGGAACTTTATAATTTTTGCACCATTAGTATTTATATTCTTTGGAATACTATGTTATTGGTACTGGAAAAGTTAAAACATTAGTAATTAATTAAAAACAATATGAAGAAATTTACATTTAATCAACTTGCTTGGAGTTTAATAATCTTAAACACACTATGGATAATAGCTTGGATAACCAAATAAATGAAAAGTAAACATTATCACCTTAATCAATCAAAACAATGAATAAGATAAAAGAAACAATTAAAGCAGAAATTTGGGATATAAAAGTAGGTAAAAAGTATTATTCATTTAAGTATAGAGTTAATAGGAATGGAAAGTGGACACCAGAATATAATTATGATAGTAGCCATTCAAGAAGTCCTAGTACTATGAGAAAATATCTAAGAAATGGCGGTGCTGTTGATATTATTATGGAAAGTAGATTTTAAAACATTAGCAATTAATTAAAAACAAATTGGTGTGCATAAACGGGGATAATAACAAGGCGACTGCTAGCACACTAGAGTATTGAGGTAATAACCTATGACATATTCTAGTCCTCGTTCCTGCACATCAATTAAATAAGATATATGAACCTACTAAAAAAATGCGAAGAGTTATTGCCAGAGGAAGGAGAACTAACTATTCCAGCAGTTTTAACAGATGACCAAAATTTTAATTTCAAAGTATTGGGATACAATCAAGCACTTTATGATGTAAGGCAAATTCTCCCCGATATACTACAAGTGATAAAGAAAGAGATTCAAAACATTGAAATTATTCCTTATGCAACAACAGACGAATTTAAGGACTATGTATTAGATTTATTTGACGAAAGAAATATATGACAGACGAAGAATGGAAAAAAGCAATAGAGAATGATGTTCCTTATGTGCCGAATGTGAAGAATTATAAGAAGAAAATCAAGAAAATAACCAGAAAAAGTTGCACTTTAAAAAAGAAAGTCGTATAATTAAACTATAATAATAACTAAATAATATATGGAAAACAACTACACAATAGTGCCATTAACAAACGAAGAAAAAGATATTTTTAATAAAGAATTCAACGAAATTCTAACTAGACACTCGTTTGTTGCAAGTATGATGCCCCAATATGAGCTTATTGAGGGAACAAATAGCTTTAGAACAACTGTCGCTCTCATTATTCAAAAGAAAATAATTGAACCCGAGGTTATAAAAGATGAATCTACTAAAGAGGATAAGTAATTTATGGAGACTAAGCGAAATTAATGTTGAAAAAGAAGAAAAAACAATAGTCAATTTTATTGATGAAGCTGCTGAAATCAAACCTAAGCAGTGGGCAAAAATTATTAAAATGACAGACCCTTTAGAAAAGGTCTTAAAAAAAGAATAACATGTGGAAGCCATATAAACAAAACATTGCAATCGAGCCAATTTCCAAAAATAAAATAATTGGAGATACATCCAAATTCTATCTTATTGGCAAAGTAATAGGAGTAGGAAGTGAAGTTAAAGACATCAAAGTAGGAGATAAAATAGGATATACTCTTTGGGGGCTTACTGAAATCTTAGACGAACAAGGAGTAAGGCATATGTTTATTAAAGATGACCCTGATTTTATACTAGGAGTATATGAAGAATAGACACAATTTCTTCCAATTTTCTCGATGCTTAGGAAGCTGGCTACACAGATTTGAAATCGTAGAAGAATACCCTGATGGAGTAAAAGAAGTATGTGAAATATGTGGGAAGTCAAAGTTTTTTAGATTAATTGAGGGGAAAGTGGACAACTACAATTATATGGCATACCACTATCGACAAGCAATTCCACCAATTCATCCATATTATTATCACGAAAGAGAATTTAATCCACTAGAAGAAGGTATAATATCACCATATGCAAACTAACATAATCAAAGACAAAGAAGCAATAGAAGGGCTAATGAGAGGAGTTGAAGTAGCAACAAGCCTTATTCGTCCAACATATGGAAGTATGGGTTCAAATGTAATAATTGAAACTAAACTAAGGCCAGGACATGCAATCTACAATGATGCTTGGTCAATAATTAAAGATATTAAAATTGAAGAACCAGCCGAAAGAATAGGACTAGAATTTGTTAAAGAACTCTGTCAAAGACAGGATAGATTGAGTGGAGATAGTAGAAAAACCACAATCATACTCCTAGCAGAATTACTTAAGCAAGGATACGGAGCTGATATAAACAAACTAGAGCTTAAAAGAGAACTAGATAAACTCATTCCTTTTATAGAGAACGAAATAGACCTAAGAACTAAACAAATTGAATTAGATGAAGTAATTAATGTCGCTACTACAGCAAGTGAGAGCGAAGATATAGGGAAATTACTACAAGAAATCTACTTAAAGATAGGAAGAGATGGAATAATTCAAGTAGAAGGTTCTGAAACTTACGATACATCCTACAGAATTATTGATGGAGTAAGATTTGATATGGCAGGATATCTATCTCCTTTTATGGCTTATGAAGATGAAAGGAAGGCAGTGTATAAGAATCCAGCGATTCTTGTTACTAAGAAGAAAATAGTATCAGATGATGATATCAATCCACTACTCAAAGACCTAGAAGCTAGAGGAGAGAAGGATTTAGTTATATTTGCTCAAGATATGGATAGTGGAGTCGCTTCAATGCTCATAGACCTACATAAAAGTGGAAGATTTCACATTTGCATAATCAAAGCACCAAGTTTATGGAGAGATTTCTACTTTGAAGACTTCGCTAAGTGCACTGGAGCTACAATTATAGGAGATGAAACAGGGAAAAACTTTAAAAATATGTATGTTACTGACCTAGGAACTTGTGATAAAATAGTAATAGATGCAGAAGAAACAGTCATCATAGGACATAGAAACATAGAAGAACACATTGATTTACTTAAACAAAAGGGAGATAATGATAGTAAGTTAAGATTAAATTGGCTAAATAACAAAACTTGTATCTTAAAACTAGGAGCAAATAGTCAAACAGACCTATCTTACAAACTTCTGAAGACCAAAGATGCTATTCATTCAAGCGAACTCGCTCTAAAATACGGAATAGTTAGTGGTGGAGGACTATGTTTGTTTGAAGTATCAGAAAAACTTCCAATAGATAATATTGCTAGTAGTATAATGCACCAAGTATTAAGAGCTCCACACAATCAAATAAAAGAAAACACAGGTTGGAGTGATGTTATAAGTGTAGGCTTTAGTTTAAACATCGTAGATGCTTCAGCAATACTTAAAACTGCTATCAGAAACGCAATAGGAATAGCAAGTACAATACTCACAGCAAGTTCAATAGTTTACTTACCAGAAGAAAAGGTCGAAGTTAATAAAAATCCCTTTGAACAACATGTTTAATTATAAAAAATGCGTATATTGTAGAAAGAAGAAACTCTTTGTAAAAAAAAGACAAATATATCTCAAATCAATAGCACAGATGGTCATAAGCCAACAACCAATATGTAGAAAATGTCAATTAGCAGCTAAAAATATAGAACAATAAAATGGAAAAAACAAAAACAATCGATGATAAAATAATGAAACTCCTAGGAGTAACTGTGATAAGACGCTTGATATGCAATACAAACAAAGGTCCACTAGAACTAATGACTAGGAAAGGAGAATCAAAGTACTTCCTTACACTAGATAGTATTCCACTAGGAGTAGATGCAAATAACGAGATTATGGACTTAATGTACAAGAAAGAAGTATTAGAACCTTCTGCAGTAGCTACTCCTAATATGATAGTTCCTAAAAAGAAGTCATATTATAAATCTAAAAAGAAAGTAAATGAACAAACAACAACTAAAATTTAAAAAAGTAATCAAACATAGAAAGAGAAGAATAGGGAAGATTATCCAATTAAAAGAAAGTGCTGTAGCTAGAATAAGAAAGTTGTATAAAAAGTAATATGGAAGAAGAAATTGAAAATTTGAATAATAAATCAAAAAAGAGGGGTGGTGCAAGGCCTGGAGCTGGAAGACCTATTGGTTCTTTAAGCGAAGAAGGTTTAGAGAAGCAGAGAGTATTCCATGAAGTCAAACAGAGAATAATGCAAAAAGCTCAAAGATTATTAGATGCTCAAATATCAATTGCACAAGGACAACAGTTTTTATACAAGATAGAGAAAACTAAAGTTGTTGGTCCTAAAGGAGGAATTAGCTATCGTAGCGAGAAACCTAAACTAGTAACTAATGAATGGGAGATACAAGCATATTTAGATGATTTAGTTGATGAAGAGAACGGAGAAGGTGAACCAGCAGAAGCTCAAGATACTTATTATTTTATTACTACTAAAGAACCAGTTAATCAAGCAATAGACTCAATGTTTGACAGAACATTTGATAAAGCAAGACAAATCACAGACATAACTACCAAAGGAGAATCAATTAATTTAACGCCTGAGGCTGTGGATAAAGCTAAGGCATTTGAAGAATGGTACAAGAAGCTGCAAATTTCAAAGACATAGAACATTTAAGTATTCTTGCTTGGATAGTTCAAAATAACATTAAGACAGAGACTGGAAAGCCTCTAGACTTCTACACGCATAGATATTTACTTGATATATACAGAGACGAATCTCCACTACTCTGTTGTTTAAAGGCTGGACAAATTGGCTTTTCTACTTGTGCTATATTCAAAACTATATGGTTAGCTAGAAACAAACACATTGACATAGGATATATTCTTCCTACAGTAGAAATGGTCCAGAAGTTTGTAGGGTCTAAAGTAAACAGAATAGCACAACAGAACCCTATCATAGAAAAATGGTTTAAAGAAAAAGACTCTGTCTCTCAGAAACAAATAGATGAGAATTATATCTTTTACTTAGGAGCAATGACAGACAGAAGTGCTATCATGCTTTCTTTGGATATGTTAGTTGCTGATGAATATGATAAAGCTCCTCAGGAAGTTCTAGAGACATATAACTCTCGTTTACAACACAGTCAATATGGATATAAATGGGTCTTTAGTAATCCTACTATTCCAGAGTTTGGAGTAGATAAGTTCTGGGAGATGTCTGATAAGAAGGTTTGGCACATCAAACATGATTGTGGAGAGATTTATCCACTAGACGAACAATGTATAGATTATAAAGCTGAAGTATTTAGATGTCCTAAGTGTCAAAACATAATCACTGACGAGAATAGAAGAATGGGTGAATGGATAAAGACTGGGAATGGTAAGTGGAGTGGGTATTGGATACCCTTATGGATAGCTCCTCAAGTATCAGCTGAAGTAATTGCAGGACATAAAAGAGATAAAACTCCTGAGTATTTTCATAACTTTGTTGCTGGACTTCCCTATATAAATACTACAAATATGTTATCCCAACAAATACTAGAAAAGAACTTATGGGATAAGGTGAATCAACAAGAAGGAAGAGTAATCATAGGAGTAGATACTGGGCACAACATACATTATACATTGGCAAATAAAGATGGAATATTCTACTATGGATACTGCAAATCTATTGCTGAAAACCCAGAGCCAGGATATGACCCTTATGACGAACTAGATAAACTCATGCAAAGATTTCCTAGAGCAATTATGATAAGTGACCAAGGAGGAGATTTAATTGGAATAAGGAAACTACAATTGAAGTATGTAGGAAGAGTGTTCTTGTGTTGGTTTACTGCAGAAACAAAGACTCAACAGCTTATTAGATGGGGAGAAGGAGACGAAGATGGAAAGGTCCTAGCTGATAGAAATCGCTTAGTTCAACTAGTAGTGGATGAATTCACTGATAGTAGAAGTCCTATTTATGGGAAACTAGTAGATTGGCAACCTTGGTTCAATCATTGCTTAAATATCTATAGAGTGAAAGAGATTAAAGGCGATGCAAATGACCCACAATATGGTTGGAGATGGGTATGGAAGAGAAAAGGACCAGACCACTGGCTAATGAGCTATGTTTATGCTCGTATAGGGCTAGATAGATTTAGTCAAGATTTAGCTGAAATAGTACACACAGGAAGCAATGGTATTAATAACTTACCAAGAGCAATGAAAGGTTCCATAACAGAAGGGAATGGCCTTAATTCTATTGGTTATAAATTAGACTTTTAAATATAAATATATGCCAAAAGGAATACAAGGATTTCAAAAAGGGAATAAGTCTAGATTAGGAATGAAGCATTCTATTAAAACTAAACAAAAAATGAGAATTGCTGCACTAAATAGTAAAAATCATAATTGGAAAGGTGATAATGTTAGTTATAATGCTTTGCATGCTTGGGTTAGAGTTCGATTAGGAACTCCAAATTATTGTGCCTATTGCCAATCCACAGAAGCTAAAATATATGATTGGGCTAATTTAAGTCACGCATACAAAAGAGATTTAGATGATTGGATAAGACTATGTCGTAAATGTCATATAGCATTTGATAAAGGTAAAATAAATCTATGAATAATAATGAAGTAACAATTTTTTTAACTCCTATTGAAGCTGAAATGTTTAAATCTTGGCAACAATTCCACAACACCTTTGCTTTGCTGTGCTCAAAAGGCGTATTTGACACAAAGAACGGTAGTGTAACCATACACTTTGGTCCTAATTCAGAGATTTCAAGTATAATTAAGCAAGAAAGCATATTTAATGCAAGAATTGGTTGACTTTTTCCTCCTATTCCTGTATAATGGAAGTAGTAATATTATTAGCTCAACCTTAATCAACAAGCGAGCTCCGTAAAGGAGTCCGCTATTTTATTATGTATCATCCAATATCAAAAAGTAGTAGTTATTTTAAAGAAAGAGACGCTGTCACAGGCAAGCATATTAGAAACGAAAGCAAAATAGCTAAAGCAAAAGCACTATCTAAAGCAAAGAAGCCAGGCATTCCAGGAGTCAAATACTCCAAAAGAGACTGGAAAGAACTAGGAGAAAACAACAAATTGCATAGAGCAACTAAGTTTAGAGAAGATAAAAATAATGGTTCTAAATAAATATTATGGAAGACAAAGATGCATTTCAATTAAATATAATGGGTGCAGAAAACCTTGTAAACTCAAATGCTAACAAGGTAATGCTTAGCAATTTGAATGGAGAAGGAGTAACAGGCGAAGAAGAAGATGAATTAGACCTTAAAATGGATGATTCTGAGCTTATTGAACTTGCTACCAAATGGGAGAATGACTATGCACCCTACCAAGGAAAGATAGAAGTAAGACAAAAACTAAATAGAAAATACTTAAAAGGCACTCAAAATGAAGGAAGCAAGACAAGTGCTTCTAATTTACTATTTGAAGCCACAGCAACATTCGTTCCTCAAGCCTTAGCAAAGAACCCAGAACCAGTAGTATTCTCAGACAATACAACAGAAGGAAAAGAAGCATCAAACGACATAAAGACTATGCTTCAATTCCACTCTGATATTCTTTGTCTTAGAAAGAAACTAGGTGTAATGGTATGGCATTGGGGAATATACTTCACTGCTGTAGTTAAACATGGATGGGATAAAGCTACAAATGACATTAAGACTGAAATACGAAAGCCTTCAAATATGCTCTTTGACCCAAATGGTTATGTAGATGAATTTGGAGACTTCTGTGGATGGACAGGAGAAAGAATCAGTGGATATTCAGCTAAAGAAGCTATTGAATACTTTCCTAAGAAAGCTGATTTTATTAAGAGTAAAGTCAATGGCAAACTAGGAACAACTATCACTTATACTGAATGGTGGAATGATGATTACACATTTACTACATTTGCAGGAGAGATTTTAGATAAGAGTAAAAACCCTTATTTCAATTACGAAGAAGGAAAAACTAATCACTTTGGTAAAGCAAAGAAGCCCTACACATTTCTGTCAGTATTTAGTTTGCAAGAAGAACCACATGATTTTACAAACCTCATAGAACAAAACATTGCTAATCAAGACGATATTGTTGATGAAGATAAGCAAGTAGGAAAGAATCTAAGACATGGAAACAACTCAATCGTCTGTGACCCTAAGTACTTCACTTCAGAAACTGCTCATCAAGCTGCTGATGCACTTGAGAAAGGAGACCCAATACTTGGAGACCCTCAAGGAATAAAGAGAATGCCAGCCAATTCACTTCCTCCAGGTCTTTTAGATGCTATTCAAATCAAAAAAGACACATTAAGAGGAATATATGGAACTCAAGGATTATCTGCTCAAAGACCTGACGAAAATACTACAGCAAGAGGAATGATTTTAAATAAGAGCCACGATAGTACAAGAATAGGAGGAGGAATAGGAGATGCACTTGAACAAGTTGCAGACAACATCTTTAATTGGTGGACACAATTGTATTATGTATTTTATGACGAAGCTCATTATGGAGCAATAATGGGACAAGCTCATGCAGTTGAATTCACTAAGTTAATGATGACTAATCAGAACAGACACTTTGTCGTTTCAGTAAGTCCTAATTCAATGCAACCTAAAGACGAGCTTACAGAAATGAATCAAGCTATAGATTTATGGAATAAGAAAGGACTAGACCCAATCAGTTTATTTAAGAAATTAAACTTTCCTGACCCAATGGAAACAGCTAAGCAAGTTGCTTTGTGGAACATTAATCCTCAAGGTTACATGCAACAAATGTTTCCAGAAGCAGCTCCTCAACCAATGGAGAGTGCCAATCCAGGAAATCCAGTAGATATTAATAAACAACCAGTTCCTGGTCAGGATATGGGATTATCAAATGAACCAGCATCTGCTGCATTAAGCCAGGTGCCACTATAATGAAATCTTGCAACAAAGCCCTAAGTAAGGCAAAAGGAATTAAAGAACACATTAGACTAATCAAAGTATTAAAAACAAAGAAAGGTTTGAAAAAAGAGGTCGAAGAACAAAAGAAAGATTTAAAATATTTAAAAAAATAAAATGGGATACTTTTCACAACACATACCAAAAGACCACAAAGAAGCTATGACAAAAGCAGAAGGCATCAAAAGAGCTTTGATGAAGATGAAGCCTCCAAAGAAAGGAGAATACATAGATGTCAGTAAAGGTCGAGCATTAAAGAAGGCTGCAAGTAAAAACCCTAAAGGATATCCATGGGGACTTAAAGTAAATAAGATTTCTAAGAAAGATTACGAGGCTATGAAGAAATAATATGAATATAAAGAAATTAAAACAAATGATAGCTGAGCCTGCTTCAAAAGAATGGTTTGCAAAACATGGATTACCAAAACAAAAGGCATTAGTGAAAGCAAAGAAAAAGTAGTTAGTCAGTCCGTTTCTCGGGTAGTGGACATTAAATAAGACCCTGAACTACTTTACCTGAAAGAAGGGCTGTTCCTCCATTCTGAACAAGAACGAAGTCACGTCCGTCTGATGATGTCCATTTTGAACCAACTAATGAA